CAGCAACGATGTTGCCGTTTGAGTCAGTCGAATAAAGGCAGACAAGAGCGACATCTCCTCCCCCAACCGTACCCATTCGGGCAAGGCCAGGAGAGGAGATTGTCGTGTCTGTGGCTGCGATAGGGGCGCTTAGTTCCCCTCGTACTGCGTCAAACCGCAGGCGGGCCATTTAGCCCCCTACAGTCTGATGCCGCTGCTGTCAGCGTTTCGGACGAACCGTGAGTCGCCTTCTGCCGGTGCGCCTTCAAGCTTAGGATCAGCAATCCCAAAGAAGTCGCCACGAATGTCACGAGGACGGAAGTTGACTTCTACCTTGCCAGCGCAACTGGGGCACTCGGACCCACAGTTGCCGTGGCAGGTGTCGGTCTGCATCGAACGGTGACTGTCTGCTGCGTCAAAACCGTAATCCATTAGACTTCCTTAACCTTGAATGGAAAACCAGTGACATCGTTCGGCGTGTGAACGTCGTTGATCCACGAACCGTGCTGGTCAGCGGAAATGTCTTGAATCACAAGAGGAGCCTTGACGCCACGCTTGGTAGCGATGTCTGACATGCCACGGTTGACCGAGCCAGAATCCGCGACCTTAGCGACCACTGATGGGTGGCTGTAGTCATCGTTCATGTGGCCCGACAGTTCTTCCTTGCTCAT